CGGTTCGACGTGCCGAATGTCGGGGCGCAGGAGTGGTTTACGGAGTATGCCCTGGAGTTCGCCAGTCCCATCAACGGTACCACGGCGGGCCTCGTCGAGGAGGTCATTGCCATGGGGGTGGACGAGGGCTGGTCCATCGATGCGATGGCAGACCACCTCGAGGAGGTCTTCCGACAGATGGCGTACGGGGACGTGGAACCGGAGGACCTGGCCTGGTTTGAGGACCGCATGGTGCCCTACCGGGCGGAGGCGATTGCCCGGACGGAGACGATGCGGGCGGAGAACTTCGGTAACGAGGAGTTGATGCGGGACTGGGGCGTCGAACAGAAGGAGTGGCTGGCCACCCCTGACGAGCGCGTTCGGGAGGCGCACTGGGAGGCCAACGGCCAGGTGGTCGGGATCGACGAGCCGTTCATCGTGGACGACGAGGAACTGGACTACCCGGGCGACCCTGCGGGCAGTCCGGGGAACACGATCAACTGCCGGTGCACGATCCTACCGGTCCTGCCCGGCGAGGCGCCCGAGTAGTGATACAATTGATTGGCCGGAGGGCAGCATGAAGCACGAGACAAAGTCTGTACAGTTCACCAAGGTGCGGATTGACGAGGATCAAGGCATCGTTGATGGCCTCATCACGGTGTTCGGGATCCTCGACGAGGGAAGCGACATCTCTCACCCTGGTTCCTTCGTTAAGACGATCAGCGAGCGGGCCGGGAAGATCCGTGTCTGCGACAATCACCTCCAGGACAGTATCATGCGCGTCCTGGGCAAGCCGGTCAAGCTTTGGGAGGTGGATCGCGCCGGACTGCCCGAGGTGGTTCGGGCGGCCAACCCCGGAGCGACCGGCGGGCTGATGGGGTCCATCCAGTTCTTCATGGATACGCCGGAGGGAAAGGGCGCCTTCGTTCGCATTCGGGAGGGCGGCATCGACGAGTGGTCGTACACGTACGACGCGCTCGACGTTGACTACTCCAAGGTCAAGGACAAGAACGGCCACACGGTCACGGCCCGCAACCTGAAGACGGTACGGCTGTGGGAGGTGTCCCCCGTACTGTGGGGCATGAACACCGCGACAGCGGTACTGTCCACGAAGGCCGAGGCCAAGCCGTACACCAACGTACCCGAGGACCTGTGGGACAAGATGGACTCGTGCGTGGACGGGGTGATGGCCAAGGACGATACGCTCGAGAAGGAGAACGCCATCGCCATCTGCCACGAGAGCGTGATGGGCGGGAAGTCGGTCGACCAGGCGATGGCCGAGTTTAAGGTCGACATGGCCGCATTCATGGCAAGGCACAAGGACGGCGCGGTGCAGACCGAGTCCGCTGAGCAGGTTGTGGCCGACGTGCAAACGGAGTTCCAGGCGGTATTCGGCGATCCGACCGCGGTGCAGCCGCAGTATAGTCCGTGGGTTCGGGCGACCTACCCCGATTATGTCGTTGTTGAGTTCGGACCGGCGTGCTACAGGGTGTCGTATACCCAGCAGGACGGGCTCGTGACGTTTGCGCCCCGGGAGCAGTGGGTGGAAGGCACGTACGAGTTTGCGCCGCTCCCGGCCGAGGCCCAACCCGACGCGGCGACGGGCGAGTACGGGATGATGACGTTCACACCAAAGGGCGAGACCAAGGTCGTTGAGCCGGTGCCCGACACGCGGCCGGACCTGGACATTGCCGACATCGCCGAGTTTCTGGGGCTACGCGAACTGGCCGAGCGGAAGGTCGGACGCGTGCTGGCCCAACGGAACGTGGACCGGATCCTCGGGGCGTTCAACGCGCTGAAGTCGGCGCTAGAGGACGCGGGTGTGGAGATCGAAGCGGCGGAAGATGCCGCCGAACCTGAGGAAGAGAAGACTGAAGATCGTGATACAATGGAAGGGAAGTTGACCGCACCCCCGAAGTCCGGGGCCGGCCGGGCCGGCGACAAGCCACCCACCGACGAGGACCTGCTGCACCTGGCAGAGGTAGGGGCCGCGGAGTTGGACCTGCTCGAGGAGTAGGTCACACTTACGCGACTAACGTCGCTGGGAGGGTACGATGGATCTGAAGGAAAAGGTAGAGCGCAGCAAGGCGCTCTATGCGCAGGCCCGGTCGATCCTTGAGAACAAGGACGCGACGGCCGAGGATAAGGCCAAGGTCCAGGGCATCCTGGCCGAGGCAGCCGCCCTCAAGGCGGATGCCGTGCAGATGAAGGGCATTCTTGCCGCGGCCGAGGAGCTCGACGGCGCGATCGCGGTCGAGGCCAAGGAGATCGCCGACAAGGGATTGAATGCCGGCTCGAAGGCCTTCAAGACCTGGGGCGAGTTTCTGTACTGCGTGGCGCTGGCCACGAAGGGTGCGCCCGACAAGCGGCTGGTCGCCTTCGAGGATGACGAGCCCAAGGGCGCGAAGACCACGATGCAGGAGGGGGTCGGCCAGTTTGGCGGCTTCCTGGTCCCGACGGAGCAGAGCACGACCCTGATGTCCGTTGTGGCCGAAAACAGTCTGGCACGCGCCGGTGGCGCCACGGTCATCCCGATGCGCCGGCGTCAGATCGACATGCCGATCCTTGACCAGACCGGCACGACCGCGGGTCAGCCCCACTGGTTCGGCGGGATGCAGTTTTACTGGGCGGAAGAGGGCGGCCTGAAGCAACAGTCGGACCCGAAGTTCCGCCAGATCAGCCTGGTGGCCCACAAGCTCATCGGCTACACCCGGGCCTCGGACGAGCTGCTCGACGACTCGGCCATCGGCCTGGACGCCTTCTTGAGCGGGCCGCTCGGCATGGCGGGCGGGATCGGCTGGATGGAGGACTACTCCTTCCTGCGCGGCAGTGGCGCGGGCCAGCCCCAGGGCGTGCTGAACGCCCCGGCGACCATCTCGGTCGCCCGCACGGCCACCAACCCCCCGGTCGGGTACACGGACCTGGTGAACATGCTCGAGAACTTCCTGCCCACGGGCACGGGCGCCTGGTACATCTCGCAGAGCTTGCTCTCCAGCCTCATGGTGATGCAGGACCCGGAGGGGCACTACATCTGGACGCCCTCCGCACGCGACGGTGTGCCCACCGCCCTGCTCGGCTTCCCGGTGCACTTCACGGAGAAGCTCCCCGCGGCCGGGTCCGCTGGGGACATCCTGCTCGCCGACTGGCGCTACTACCTGGTCGGTGACCGGCAGGCCACCACGATCGAGAGCACGAAGTTCGATCGTTGGCAGTACGACGAGACGTCCTGGCGCGCGGTCCACCGGGTTGACGGCCAACCGTGGCTGAACGCCCCGCTGACCCTCGCCGACGGCAGCACGCAGGTCTCGCCGTTCGTGCAGCTCGGCGCCAAGACCACGTAGGCCTGGCGCGGAACCTGACACCCCGAACCCAAACGCCCGGCGGTCGTGAGGCCGCCGGGCAGGGAGAGAATGGAAATGGCTGAGAGCACCGCACGTTTCACCGAGCAGTGGGCGTTGATCGGGAAGATCACCCCGGCGTCCTACACCTCGGAGCAGAACTCTGGCCGGCTCAACCTGGCCAACTACCACCGCGCCGTGGTCATCATCATCAACGGCGCGCTGGGCACCGACACCACGCTAGACTCCGACATCGAGCAGGCGGATGCGGCCTCGGGTGGCACCCTCAAGGCCATCTCGGGGAAGAGCATCACCCAGCTGACGGACGTCGGCGGCGACGACGACAAGGTCGTGGCGGTCGAGATCGACTGCGACGAACTCGATGTGGACGGCGGGTTCGAGTACATCAACGTGGAGCTGACGCCGGCGGTGAGCACGGCGATCTGCGGCGCGTTGGTCTTCGGCCTGCCGCGCTACAAGCCGGCGAGCGTGACCGACTACGACGAAGTCGTAGACTAGCTTTACCTGGTCCGGCGGCGGGGAAAGGGTACCTCCCGGGTACCCCAGTACCCGCCGCTGTTCCACTCACCCCAGGGATCCGGGAGGTCCGGCGTGTGGGTCCAACTCACCTCAACAAAGAACGTGGAAAAGGCCGGTCACCTGGTCACCTACAGACCGGGAGACTGGTGCGACGTTGGGAAGCAGACGGCGTTGGAGTGGGTTTCCGCCGGGGCCGCCCGTGTCGTTGACCCGGCCGCCCTGAACGTGTTCGCCTTGGGTACCGGCGTCTTCGTTCGAGGTTCGGTGGAACGGGTATCGACTCTCCTCGGACCCTACGCCAAGCGCGGAGAGATTACGGACGAACCGCCCGTTGTCCACTTCGACAAGACCCTGGTGCTCAAGCCCACGGGAGCACACCCCCGGCTCGACACGCTCGGTACCGCCTGGCGCCTGTTGGACCAGGGATGGGAGGCGGTCATTCCCCTGCTCGACTACAACCAACTTGCCTCGAACTACGGTACGGCCGAGGAACGCGAGCTCACGGCCAAGTACATCCACGATCTGCGTATCCCGATGTACGATCCCCGCGTCATCTTCGTCAGACGGTGCGACGCAGGCGTGGCGCTGATGGACGCATTTTACGAGGAGAAGAAGGCGGGGGGCGAGGAACCCCTGGCGTTGCTGCGGGCGATCCACCGGGTCAAGCCGATGGTACTGGCGACCCCGCGAACGTGGGTCGACATCCATGCCCATCGGACGGAACAGTGGTGAAGGAACTATTGCAGTCACATAAAGTGACCGCCTCGCGCACCGCCGTTCTTGTTGCCGTGGGCGATCCGGTGTACCGTAGGGCGGCGGACCAGGCCGTGGCATCCCTTGCGACGCACATGCCCGATCTGAACACGGTCGTCCTCAGTGGCCCGATCCCGCCGGGGCTGAACGCCGCGCAGTTCTCTCGGGACGTGAAAACTTCTCTGCTCCATAGGGTGGGCGCCGATCAGGTCATGTATCTGGACGGGGAGTGCCTGGTGCAAGAGGACGTGTCCGCCGGGTTCCGGCTGCTCGACGACGGCTGGGACCTCGTCATCACGCCGAGCCAGAACCAAGATGGACTTGATCTGTTTTGGCACGTAGGTCGCACCGAGACCGACATGACGCTGCTGAACCTGGGGTTCGCGCCGCTCCAGCTCCAGGGGGGCATGTGGTTCGTGCGTCGGTCGCCGGCGACCGAGCGGCTGTTCGACGCCTGGCACGTAGAGTGGGAGCGCTTCAGGGGGAAGGACCAGGCGGCTCTCGTGCGGGCGCTGTTGGTTAACCCGGTGCGGATCGCACTGCTGGGGTACCCCTGGTTGTTGGGTCCGGTGATCATGCACAGGTTCGGACTGTTTGGGAGGACTGGGTGACGAGTGGTGTGTACGCCCTTCACAAGGCGGTAATCGGTACGGCGCTACGCGGCAAGTCCAAGAGCGCCGCACACATACAAGCCATTAGGGGTGGTTGGCAGCGAAGGAAAGTCTATCGCAAATGACAACAGTGAATGTGGTTACGGTTGATTATCAAACAGAGATTATTTTGAGCCGTTTGGTCCGCCCCTTGGTGGATGAGCTTGGGTGGTCCCATTCTAAAAAACCTGTTCCTGGGGTTGATGTGACATACTATTTCCCTTATCTAACGCTAGGTCTCGGACCCGACCCCGGGCGCACCATGGCTTTCTTTACCCACCGGGACGTCGGTCGACCCGAGAAGGTGGAGGCCTGGGACCACGCGGACGCGCGTGTGGACATGCGTACGGTATGCTCGCGCCTGTACTGGCGACAACTTGGGAGCCCCAAAATCATTGTTACGCCAGACATTCAGCTTGAGAAGTTCGTTCCCGGGGACGGGCATCGACACGCGGTAGTTGGAACCGACGGTTTCACCTACCCTGCCGGGCGCAAGGGCGAGGCGCTGTTCGGTCGACTGATGCGGCACCCCGTAATGCACAACGTGGACTTCGAGGCGGCCGGTCGGGGTTGGCCGTGCGAGTGCCGCCTCTGGCCGTGGGATCGGCTCCACGAATTCTTCCAGCGGCTGTCGGTGTACGTCAGCACCTCCACGATCGAAGGCACGGGACACGGCCCCATGCAGGCCCTGGCCTGCGGGGTTCCAACCGTGATCCCAATGGGCGTCGGCGTGTTCGACGAGCTGGAGGGCATGGGGATCCACCGGTACGAGGCCGGGAACCTGGACCAGTTGGTCCTGGCGGTCGAGGACGCGATGATGGACTCCACCCCACCGGAGGACATTCGGGAGTGCGTCACCAAGTACACCCACGCCGCGTGGCTGCGAACCAACGAGGCCGCCGTGGTACAGTTGATGGCGGGGACACCATGAAGAAGCACATTGCGACGCCGGCGACGGCTACCGAGATACGCCGGGCTCTGCGAATTACCGAGGCCGATCTTCGGGCGGCACTGGCTGCGATTAGGGCGGTTCTCCGGTGAAGCATGCCTGACCGCGGCGTGTACGTCGTGGCGTTCGGCGACCCCGCACGGAAGTGCGCGGTCCGATGCGTGGAGAGTTGGCATTATTTTATGCCGGGAGTGCCGGTGGCCGTGGCCGGGGTTGAGCCGCTCGGGTGTGAGGATGTGTTCGTCAAGGCGGAGGACGAGGACGTCGGGGGTCGGTCTGTGAAGACCAAGATCTGGGACCTGGCGCCCGCAGAGTGGCAGTACGTCCTCTACGCGGATGCGGATACGGAACTGGTCGCCTCGGTGCCGTCCCTGTTCGGGTTCCTGGAGGACGGGTGGGATGCACTGTTCTGCCTGAACGCCAAACGGTACGTCACGGCGGAGAACATGCGTCGGCCGGACAACGGCGACGAGTGCGACGAGACGGTGGCGCTCTACGGCACGGACCATCTTATCCAGTACAACGGCGGGGTGTTCGGCTTTCGGCGCAACGAGCGAACGCTGGCGCTGATACGGGCGTGGCATACGGAGTGGGATATCTGGGGCAAACGCGATCAACAATCACTGATGCGGGCATTCTTCCACAATCCGGTACGGTTGCTAACCCTCGGCGTGGAGTTCAACACCAGTTTGCGCTATTATCCAGCGGTCAGATCGGTCGGCATCGTCCACAACCAGATGAATGCCCGGCGATGGAAGGGCATCATCAAGGGTCGGTCCGACAGTGACGAAGCTTGGGCGGCCACGCACCCGAGTTGGGCCGACCTCGGTGGGAGGCCGAAATGAAGCCGTTCCACGTCGCCGTGATCACCAAGAACTCGGCGGTCAACTTCCTGCGTGAAGGGCGCAACTCTGGATACTGGTCCTACCCCGTGCCCGAGTTTTCTTGGGACCACGTCGTGCTCGGCAAGCACGGCTGGACGTGCGATCTGGAGAACATGAAGCAGAAGGGGTACGACCTGATACTCCACGAGGACGGCGGCAACTGGGGCACGTACACCAACAAGGGCGCCCTGCCCCTCGTCTTTTTCTCGGTGGACGACACGCTTTCGCCGCAGCACCTCAAGGACCGACGCACCATCGCCGCGCAGGCGGATCTGGTGCTATTGGACCACAGCCCGACGCACAACTTCGCCGACCTCGACCGGCCGACCCGTCGGCTGAACTACTGCGTGAACGATCAGGTCTTTTGTCCCGTTCCGGAGAAGACGTTTGACGTGGCCTTTCACTGTGCTGCGGGTGCCCGTCAAGGAGAGCCCGGAGCGAAGGAGCGGATCCGTGTGCGCCAGCTGCTACACTCGATCTGCGGTCGCCACGGTTGGTCGTACCGGTCGGGGGTGCTCGGCCTTCCCGACTACGCCCGGTCGCTGGCCGAGGCCCGGGTCGTGGTGAACGTACCCCGGACGGACACCAATCGACCGTGGCGGGTGTTTGACACGATGGCCTGCCGGTCGTGTCTCCTGACGGCGCCCGTTCCGCACGTGAAGGGGGACGGCATCCGAGAAGGGGAGCACTACGTCACCTTCCATGACGATCGGCAACTTGAGAAGCTGTTGGAGTATCTGCTGGATGACGGTGGTGGTCTCGAAGAGATCGCCGCTTCGGCGTACAACCATGTCATGGCGAACCACACGTGGGCGATCCGCGCCGCACAATTCAGGACGACGCTGGCGGAGGTCTTTGGATTATGAAGGACTGGACACAGCCCACTCTCCCAGGCGCTATCCAACGCAGGCCGTGGATGTCTCCATGGGCCGAGCGTATGTTTGAGGAGCTGCTGTATCCCGGTATTCGGGTTGTGGAGTTTGGGAGTGGTGGGTCAACCCTGTGGTTGCGGGACCACAAGGCGACTGTACTTGTTTCTTACGAAACTGGACTCGAGTGGATGGTGGCGATGATCGTCCAAGGAGAGACACCTCGTTTGTGGGACGGCCAGACGATGCTGGATATTCCAGAGCATGATTTGCTGTACATCGACGGTGATCCATACGAGCTCCGGCCGCTGTTCGCCACCATGGCCTGGCCAAGCTTGCTATCTGGTGGGTGGATGGTGCTAGATAATTCCAACGAGCGACGACTTGGGACGATGCGGGCCGATTACATTACGCGCTCGTCAGAATTTCTCGCGGTAGAACATCAGCCTCGTCCGTGCGGATTCTGCGAGACCGGGTTCTTTAGGAAAGGTTGAT